ATAAGTATATATAGGGGGGAGGGGTCATAAGTATATATTATACACCTTCTGACAGATTTGTCAAGCTTTATTTTTTTTCTCTTGATAACGCACTGATTTTATTGATTATTATTTTTATAAAAAAACTAGTTTATTTCTATTCTGTCTAATAACTTACATGCCTAAAAATACCTCTTTAATATCAATAGTTTAACCTATGCATGTAAGCTTTTTTAGTTTTATGAGAAATAATGAATTTTTAGTAAAAATAGTTTTCTTTATTATCAACTACTTACAACTTGTTTTAATTTTTTACTTGACAAATTCGTCAGACGGTGTATAATAGTATGTAGGGCAGTAAAAAAGTCACACCTTCTCATTTTATTTTTTTACTGGAAGAGGACTTATTTTTTACTGCTGTAGCTCTTCTATTAGGCTTGTTCTAATAGGGGCGATAAAAGGACTTAAAAAGCGCCGCTCGTAAGTCGCTTTCGTACGTTTTCCTTTTATCAGAATATAGGAAATTTATGGCTAGAAATTATATAAAAGAATACGCTAATTATCATTCTAAAGGTAAACAAGTAAGTCGGCGTTCAGATAGAAACAAGACTAGACGCTTATTGTCTAAGACGGGCAGAGTGTCTAAAGGGGATGGCATGGATATACATCATAGAGATGGCAATCCTCGTAATAGAAGTATGGGCAATCTAAGCGTTATGTCTAAAAGCCGTAATAGGAGTAGAAAAGTTTAATGTTGCCAGCTAAAAGGAATAGAGAACTTACCAAGAAGCAAAGTATCTTCTTAGATTCTCTATTTGATAATGGAGGTAATGTTATTCAAGCAATGGATTCTGCTGGCTACCACGTAGGTTCCAGAAGTAATCTTATGCATTCTGTAAAACATGAGATTATTGAAAGAGCTAGAAATCAGCTTGCTGGTTCTACTGTTAAATCAATTAATAGACTAGCAGAAGCTCTGGATGCTGATGGAACTGTTCCTAATAGTCAAGTAGAAATACGAATGAAAGCAGCTAATGATATTCTGGATAGGGTAGGTATCGGCAAACGTCAAGAAATTGATATTAAGGCAGAAGTTATTCATGGTGTTGTATTGCTCCCGCCGAAAGGTAAAGAAAGAGCTATGGTTATAGATGGATAATGAACAAGAAAAACCTAAAAGACAATATCAATATAGCTCAAAACAAAAAGCAAAGATACAACTTAGAAGAAAAATTTCTAAACGTAAAAAAGAGTTAAAGTCGTTAGAATTAAAAAATGATAATAGTAAGAAGAAGTCTAAAGGAGTTATTGAGAAAAAGGTAAAAGCAGCATCACAGTCTGATATTATCTTTGAGCCTAATGAAGGTCCTCAATATTCTTTTCTAGCAGCACCTGAAAAAGAAGTATTATATGGTGGTGCTGCTGGTGGTGGTAAATCGTTTGCTATGTTGATGGATTTACTACGGTATGCAAGCAATGGTAATCATCGTGCTTTGCTGTTACGTAGAACATTAGCAGAACTAACAGAACTTATAGACAAAAGCAAACAAGTTTACCCTCGTGCATTTCCCGGTGCCAAGTTTAAAGAATCTGTTAAAACTTGGGTTTTTCCATCAGGAGCTACTGCACTGTTTAGTTATGTAGACCAAGATGATGATGTGTATCGCTATCAAGGAATGGCGTTTTCATGGATTGGTATAGATGAGTTAGGGCATTATCCTTCACCCTTTGTATGGAATTATCTCCGTTCTCGTCTACGTACTACTGATCCAGAAATTGAAACGTATATGAGAGCAACAGCTAACCCCGGTGGTGTTGGCGGTTGGTGGATTAAGAAGATGTTTATTGATCCTGCTCCACCGGATGAACCATTCTTTGCTACCGATACAGATAGTGGTAAAACTCTTGTTTTTAGTAGTACACATGAAAGAGCAGGAGAACCTTTATTTAGACGTAAGTTTATCCCTGCAAGACTAACAGATAATCCATATCTGATGCGGGATGGTGAGTATGAGACGATGCTGATGTCTCTACCAGAAGTACAAAGAAAGAGACTTCTGGAAGGAGATTGGAATGTTTCTGAAGGAGCAGCATTTAGTGAGTTTAATACACTAGTGCATGTTGTTGAACCGGAAGAGCTTCCTTATAACTGGATTAGAATACGTGCTTGCGATTATGGGTTTAGTTCTCCTTCTTGTGTATTATGGGGAGCTATAGATTGGGATGGTTGTATCTGGATATACAGAGAACTGTACCAAACAAGATTAACAGCGGAAGAGTTAGCAGGAGTAATTTTAGAATTAGAAGCTTTCGATCCTAATATGTATGTATCTGTTCTAGATAAGTCATGCTGGAATAAGACTGGATTAGGAAAAAGTATTGCACAGACAATGATTGAACGAGGACTCCGCTGGCTTCCTTCTAATTCAGATAGAATGCAAGGTAAACAAGAAGTGCATAGACGGCTATTGATGGATAGTTATGGTCAGTCTAGATTAAAAGTATTCAACACCTGCACTAATCTTATTCGTACTTTACCTTCTCTACCAATGAGTAAGACCAATAGTGAGGACGTTGATACAAAAGCTGAAGATCATGCTTATGATGCTTTAAGGTATATGTTCATGAACCAACAGAGTACTAGACCATCTTCAGTACCTTTTGGAATGACACATTTAAATAAACCAGTTATACAAGATGAAGTCTTTGGATATTAGAAAGGAAGTACAAGATGGTTGCAAGATCACCAAAAGAGGCGGCTGAAGTCACTTCTAAACAAACAGAGTCAAAAAGATTTTTAAGTCCAACACAAAAAGAGCAAGCTGCAAAATTTACTTCTTTTATGGTAGGTGGGGGTATTGCAGGAAAAGTAGTTGGTAGATTAGCACAAATTCCTGCATTAGTAAGATGGTTTAATAATTTAAAGAGTAAACCTACTATTGAAAAAGCAGCCGATAAAGTAGAACAATTAACTGGAACACGCCCTAAAATAACTCCTAAACCAACTTCTAAAACAACAAAAATGGAAACGGCCCTTGTACCAAAAGGACAGGCTAAAGCTCCTGCTACAGTAAAAAAACTTCCTTCAGTTAAAAGGGTAGATACTAAAACTGCACCTAAACCTAAAACTCGTCCAAAAGTAAGAGATAGAGATAAGAGTACAGGGAGAGCTATTAGAGAAACAACTAAAGCAGGAGCGGCTCTTGCGGCAACTATTATGGAGGCACAGAAAGAAGCTGATAAACCTACACCAAAAGCAGAAGCAAAACGTACTCCTCCTCCTCCGCCTCCAGTTAGAGAAAAAAAAGTAGTAGCTAAAAAGAAAAAGGCTAAAAAAATAAAAATTCCTGCTGGTGTTCTTAAAAGAAAAGATCAGATGGGTTCACGAAAAGATACAGATAAAAAGTTACCTGAAGATATTTCATGGAAAAAAGGTCTTGATCCTGTTACGGTTTTTGTAGAAGAACTTCTAGATTTAAAAAGAAGTAAAAAGAAAATAGATGAACAGATGAAAATAACTGAAAGATTAGAAAAAGCACTAGCCTTTTCAGGTGGAAAACAAAGAGGTGGAATGGTAAAACGTTCTTCTTCTCGTAATACTAAGAAATATGCAATGAATAGGGGCGGTATGGCTTCTGTTCGTAAACCAACCAGAGCATAAGGAGATACACTATGCCAGCTAAATATCGTTACCCCGGTAAATCCGATTTTGAATCTTGGTCAAAACAAGGTACTATGAGTGATGTAGATGCATCTGTTTTATATCGTGAAAAAAAAGAGGCTGATTTGCTTGGTTCTTCAGATTCTAAGTTTAGCCAGTTTGTTAAAACTTCCACATCGAGTATGAAAAATCAAGAAGCTGCTATTTTCAAGATGGCAGAAGATCATTCTTTATATGATACTTCTGGTAAATAGTATGAAAGAGTACTTAAAACCATCTATGCTCTTAAAGTATGCTGGAGTTAACTGGTTTATGCAAAGGATAAAAGAGTCTTCCTCTTGGAACTCTCTTGCTACTATTCTATTAGTAGGAGCAGTTTACTTTTTAGTATATCCTGCTAATAGTACATTCATAGCTCTTTGTATATTCCTTTCAGCAGCTTGTGCTTTAAGAGCTTTTATACTGAAAGATGGTAATGTCAATTAACGACTTTGAAGAGAATGAACCTGAAATTGTAGAACTGGATGCTGATGAGCTTCCCGGTTTAATAGGTTTTATTAAAAATAAATTCTCTGATGCAGAAAACGGACGACTTTCTGATGAACAACGTTGGTTAGTTGCCTATAAGAATTATCGTGGTATTGCTGATAATTCAACAATGTATAGTTCTTCTGAAAAATCTAAAGTCTTTTTGAAGATCACTAAAGTTAAAGTTCTTGCTGCTTTTGGTCAAATTTCTGACATTCTATTTGCTAACAATAAGTTTCCGTTAACTGTTTTACCAACAGAAGTACCATTAGGAATTGCTGAATTTGCTCATGTTCCTACTGAAGAAGAAAATGCTTTCTTGCAAAATATGCCTGATCAGATGATGAATACGCCATTAAGTCAGCTTAATCAAACTAATCAATCTGATCAAGATTTCTTAGCAGGATTAAAAAAGAAGTATAGTAATTCTTCTTTAGTAGAAGGAGAATCTATTTTAGGTACTCCACAGATTGATTTAGCTTTAGAAGCAGCTAGAAACATGGAGAAAACAATCCATGATCAGCTTACTGATACAAATGCTATGAATGTATTAAGACATTCTATTTTTGAATGTTGTCTATTAGGTACAGGAATTATAAAAGGGCCGTTTAATTATAACAAGACAGTGCCTAATTGGAAGATGGAACAAGGAAAGAAACAATTTATTCCAACGGAACGGATTGTTCCTCGCATTGAAGCAGTTTCTTGTTGGGATTTTTATCCTGATCCTTCTGCTACTTCTATTGAAGATTCAGAATATATTATTCAACGGCATCGTTTTAATAGGCAACAACTAAGAAACTTGATAAATCGTCCTTTCTTTGACGAAGATGGTATTAATGCTTGTTTGGATGAAGGTCCAAATTATGAAGAAAGATACTTTGAATCTATTATTCGTACTGAAGATGATGAATCTCCTTATGCAGAAAAGAGATATGAAGTACTAGAATACTGGGGGGTAGTTGATGCTTCTTTTGCTAGAGAAGTAGGGATGAATGTTCCTGAAGAAGTAGGTCATTTAGATTCTGTACAGATTAATGCATGGGTTTGTGGTCCTGTAATCATTAGATGTGTTCTTAATCCATTTATTCCAGCGCGTATTCCATATCAGACATTTCCTTACGAGCTTAATCCTTATCAATTATTTGGTATTGGTGTAGCAGAAAATATGCAAGATTCTCAATTGTTAATTAATGGTCATATGCGGATGGCAATTGATAACCTTGCTCTTGCTGGTAATATGGTTTTCGATGTAGATGAAACTCAACTTGTTCCCGGTCAGAATATGGAAGTGTTCCCCGGCAAGATATTCAGAAGGCAGACAGGGCAATCTGGACAAGCTATTAATGGGTTAAAATTTCCGAATACTGCTCCTGAAAATCTTCAGATGTATCAAACTGCCCGTCAACTTGCAGATGAACAAACAGGTATCCCTTCTATTGTACATGGGCAAACAGGGGTAACAGGAACTGGTAGAACTGCTGCTGGACTATCTATGATTATGGGTTCAGCAGGATTGAGTATTAAAACAGTTATTAAGAATATAGATGACTCTTTATTGAAACCTCTTGGTGAATCCTTCTTTCAATGGAATATGCAGTTTAATGATGAAGAAGCAAATATTAGAGGCGATCTAGAGATTAAACCTAAAGGTATTGCTTCTGTTATGCAGAAAGAAGTACGTACACAAAGATTAACTGCACTACTACAAACGATTGCTAATCCAATGCTTGCTCCGTTTATTAAAATACCAAACTTGATTAAAGAACTGGCTATTTCTCAAGATATTGATCCAGACCAGTTAGTAAACGATGCTAATGAAGCTGCTGTATTTGCAGATATCCTGAAAGGATTAACGAATGAACCCCAAAACGGCGAAGTCCCTACTCCCGTTAGTCAACAACCCCCAAACATGGGAACCGATGCAGGAGTACCTATCGGAGCAGATACAATGGACGAATCGGGCGTTGGCGGTGGAAATATCGGAGTTGGAACTGCGCCGGTTGCAGGGGAAAGCGGCTTTACTGGAAACGTTCAATAAGTTACCAGATATTGTTAACTCTTCAATTAAAAATCACGAGATAGAGAAAAAGAATAATGCATAGTCCTTTTGATAAAATAGATGAAACTCCAGATGAGCCTTTTCCAAATGTTCTTTCATTCGCTACTTATGTACCAGAAAGAAAAAAGAGGTATCCAGTAGGAATGAATCAAGGAAGTCTTGTAACTTCTGAAGAAGAATTAGATACTTTTGATGATCAAGAATTTTCTTTATCAGAAGCAGAAAGAAAATCTATAGTACAAGATGCTTTTGCTCAATTTGATATTAAAAGACCACTGTCTCAACCTACTTCGCTTACAGTTGGTGATCTGGAAGGAGCAGATGGAACTGTTGGTCAAGGAATAGCAGGTCAAAATACTGTTGCTGGTATGATAGCAGGATGGGGTCATTTAGCGAATGAATTAAATCTTCCAACTAAGTCAAATTTATTTGGATTAACGAATATTCCATCAGTTCGGGCTGCAATTGACAAAGCGAAAGGTTTGACACCTGAAGAAATTGCAGCCAGAGACAAGAAAGCACAAGAAGAAAGGGCTGAGACACAAAGGAAAGCTCACCAAGATTATAAAACACAAGAACAATTAGACGAAGAAGAAGCAGCTTTAGACGTAGCTAGATCAGAAGCTGATAAGTCTGCGGAACATCAAAGTCAAGAAAATCCGGGTTATTCCACTCCTTCTGATACTGATACTGATGCTGATACTGATGCTGATGCTGATATGGGGCCAGAAGGAGGTATGTTACAAGCAGGTGGACAGATTAAAGGATACCAAGAAGGTGCAATGGTTGAAGAACAAGCCGATACCACTATGGATGCTGCTGG